ACTACTTAGACAAACTTAAGCAAGATAAAAAAGCAGAACTTATTTCTTGGTCTAACAAAAACAGAGCAGATATAAAGTTGCTATTTCCTAAAAAAGATAGAATTTATCAGATAGTCGATGTAAAAAAATGCGATGACTATAATTGTCGTTATCATTTAGATGATGACACATATTATTTCAAAGTATCAGATACTCGTTTTATTCCATTAAATGATTTTAGATTGGATGTAATTATGCCAACAGTTTTAGGCTTTGTTTTAGATTGCAATTTGAAGCAAATTGCTTCAGATGCCAGAACACATATTACAAACTTGATAGAAGTTAAATCAGGTAAAAGCCCTGAATCTTTATCTTATGGATTTACTAAAGTTTATGTTATGATTGATAAAAATACTGGATATTATAAAATAGGCAGATCAAACAATCCGCTTTATCGTGAGAAAACATTACAATCAGAAAAGCCATCAATCGAGTTAATTCATCAATTTGATGCAAGAGTTAAAGATGAAAAAGAGTTACATACTTTGTTTTCAAGTAAAAGGATTAGAGGTGAGTGGTTTGATTTAGCTGGATCAGATATTGCAAAAGTGTTTGATTATTTCAATGCACAATAATTCTTAACCCACTTGCAATACACAATCAAATAATCACTATCTTTGTGCAATGGAAGTCAGTAAAAAAGCAAGGGGTGGATACAGGGCGAATGCAGGCACGAAGTCGAAGTATGGAGAGCAGACCGAGAACATCACATTTAGAGTTCCTGTTAGCCATAAGCAAGCCATCAGGGAGATAGTGAAGAAATACCTAATGAACGTAATACAGCAACAGCACAATGACAAAGTTAATGACCATACCTTGCGCCATCGAATCGGTGGCAACGAGGCGAGATAAGACCATCAAGATCAGCATCGGCACTCAGGAACTATCACCAGAGCAGATGACCGAGTTAATGAATCATTGGATGGGTGGTGTAGGGGTGATGGCATTCAAGGGTGAGCAGTTCAATTACAACGATGAGCAGTTGCTTGAAGCAATGAAGATCGATGCAGCGGAGATGGGCAGCAAGACACCAAGCCAAAGATTAAGGGCAGCATTGTATGTGCTGTTTGAGGCTAACAAAGAAGGTCATTCAGATTTCAACAGTTACTATTCGGCAATGATGGAGCGATTCATCGACACCGTTAAGAAGCGAATCGACACCTATTCACAATTCTAACAAGATGAAACAGTTAAACAGCAACCAACTTAACCTACTGCTCACCGATGACGAGATGAGCAAACTTAAAGAGATCGGCTACAATGGCAAGGATTGCCTGCGAGCATTCCTACGTGAGGAGTTCGATCTTGAATTTACAACAGAGCCATACTTAGGCAATAGCACTCTGCTGAATGGCATCTTCATCAGGGAGGGCGAAGTAGTATCTGATAACACTTGGCTACCGAAGGATGAAGCCTACGGGGCAGACACGCCAGAGGAGGCATTTATGATGAGCATAACGGCAGTGATTGAATACTGCATCGACCTTTACAATCAGAGCAATGTTATGGCATTCAGATCAGTTAAATATCTTGTTTGAAGATGACAATCAGAATCAGGGCAGGCATCTTCATTGATGCAATGATGGAGGGCAACTACTTCTACTTCGGTTATCTCAGCCGAGCGAGTTGGGAGTACGATGTAGCGGTGGCGGTAACGCATAAGGATCTTAAGATGTTCATCAATACCAACAAAGTGATTATGCCAACCGATCAGCCACAATATAACTTCGGCATCTTGATCAATGCAGAAGATCGGGATGGGAACGAGATCTATACCACGATGGCATACATCGAAGGTAAGCTAAGATCTCTGGTCATCTATCCATCGCAGTACAAGAAGATGGTTGACATCGGGCAGAACATCAATAAGCTAAGAGAATCAGAATTTGTAGATTCTTTAATATCTTTGTAGGTCAATAACAATAAAGCTATGCCATTATTTCAGGGAGATACAGAGCAGATAATTCAGATGAACATCCGCAAGCTAATAAGCGAAGGCTACAATCAAGATCAAGCAGTTGCCATCGCCTATGCAGAAGCAGACAAGTATCGCAAAGCAAGAAGCAAATGATGAAAACCAAAATTGTTAAGATAGGTGATGTCAAGATCAATCCAAACAATCCAAGATTGATCAAGGATGATAAGTTCGCCAAGTTGGTGCAGTCGATCAAAGACTTGCCTCAGATGCTTGACATTCGCCCTATCGTAGTAAACAGTGATATGGTCGTGCTTGGTGGCAATATGCGACTAAGGGCTTGCAAAGAGGCTGGATTGAAGCAAGTGCCGATCATCATAGCAGACAACCTAACCGAAGATCAGCAGCGTGAGTTCTTGATTAAAGACAATGTTAGCGGTGGCGAGTGGGATTGGCAAATGATTGCCAACGATTGGGATGCTGAGCAGTTGGAGGAGTGGGGATTGGATATACCAGACTTCGAGCCTGAGCAAATCCTTGAAGCCGTTGAGGATGATTTTGAAGTTCCTGATGGTGGCATTGAAACAGACATAGTACTTGGAGACTTATTAGAGATTGGAGATCATCGTTTGCTTTGTGGCGATTCAACTGACAGCGATGCCGTATCAAAATTAATGGATGGGCAAAAGGCAGATATGGTGTTTACCGATCCTCCTTATGGAATTGGATATGAAAGTAAAGGAAGGAAAATACAAAATGACGAAAGAAGGGATGATTTTGAGGAGTTTCTTTTAAATGTATTTACAACTTTAGATTTATTTGTTAAAGAAGGATCTCCAATTTATGCTGCAAGTCCAATTGATTTAGAACAATCTAAATATGTAAATGCTTGGCTGTGGAAATATCAATCTGCAATTGTTTGGAAAAAGCCATCTTTAAATTTATCAAGGTTCGACTATCATCCAATTCACGAAATCATACATTACGGCTGGAAGGAAGGAGCTGCACATAAATGGTACGGTGATAGAAAACAAACATCAGTATTTGAATTTGAAAAGACAAAAAATAACAAGGAGCACCCAACAATGAAACCCATTGGATTAATTGAGTACTTCTTAAATAATTCATCAGTAAAAAACGATATTGTCATTGATGTTTTTCTTGGAAGCGGATCTACAATGGTCGCATCGCATCAATTAAAACGCAAATGCTATGGGATGGAGCTTGATCCTAAATACTGCCAAGTGATAGTTGATAGGATGCTGAAACTTGATCCAACACTGGCTATCAAGCGCAACGGAATCGAATATGTAAATACAGCAGAATAACAGCACAATGGCAGCTAAAGACATAGAGAAGCATAAGTTCAAGAAAGGACAAACGGGCAACCCTAACGGCAGACCTCGTAAGCTACCTGAACTGGATAAGCTACTTGCCGATGTATTAGGTGAGGAGAAGGACGGCATTACGGCAGGAGAGGCGATCTTGAAAGCACTTAGGGCAAAGGCTACTAAAGGCGATGTTCGTGCTGCTGAGGTGCTGCTTGATCGTGCATACGGCAAAGCCAAGCAGACTACAGAAACAAACATAACAACCACCGAGCCATTGGTGATCATCCGCACAGAGCGAAGCAGTGAATGAGTTATCGACTAACCGAAACGCAGACAGTAGCCTTTGATCAAGCCATCAATGGCGAGTACAGAGTTATTGTGTTCGGGGGCGGTATACGTGGTGGAAAAACTTATTGGCTACTTCTGACTCTTGCTAACCTTGCCCTGACCTATGCAGGCTCCAGATGGGTTATCATCCGCAAGAGTTTACCTGACCTAAAGCGTACCACCTTCCCATCTTTTACGGGCTTGCTTAGTGATGGGCTTGACCAGAAGATCAAGTCTTGGAATCGAGATACCAACGTGGTAACATTCAACAACGGGAGTGAGTTGATCTTTATGGCTGAAAGCTATGATGATGACAAAGAACTCAATCGATTTAGGGGATTGGAAGTTAATGGTGCTGGGCTGGATGAGGTCAATGAACTGCAAGAGCCAACCTTCTACAAGGTGCAGGAGAGGATCGGCAGTTGGAATAAGGCACAAGGCAAGCCTCCCATAGTTTGCTTGGCAACGTGCAATCCATCGAACAATTGGGTTAAAACAATCATCTACGAGAAGTATCGCAGCAATACCTTGCCCGATAGGTGGAGTTACATTCCAAGTAAGATCACAGATAACCCATACATCCCGATTGAATACCTTGAATCATTAAAGGAACTACCACCGATCCAATACCAAAGATTCGTTGAGGGCGATTGGGACATTGCCGATGATGTAGCCAACCCGTTCTTGTATGAGTGGAATGATGATAGGCACATAGATGATAGCATCCAAGTCAATCCTAACTTGCCTGTGTTCGTGTCAGTCGATTTCAATATCAACCCGTTATGTGCTTTGGTGATCCAGCAAGTGGGCAGGGGTGCGATAGTGGTAGATGAGATCAAGATCGACAAGGGCAGTGTGGATGCGTTCTGCGATGCAGTAGAAGCACTCAGTGTTCCGATGGGCTTGATCAGGATCACAGGCGATGCGATGGGCAAAGGTGGCACAGTGCAGCAGCGAGATAACTCATCTGCCTACACTCAGATCAAGCGGAGGTTGAGGTTATCAGATTCTCAGTTTATGATCCCTGCCAATCCTACCCACTACAACAGCAGGATCGATTGTAACGCAGCACTAAGAAGGTTGGACATTCGTGCCAACTCCAAGCGGTGCAAGGGCTTTGTGTTCGATGCAAAGCAAGTGCAATGCGATGCCAATGGTGGGATCATAAAAAGCAACCGAAAAAACATAGCCGAACGTGCAGACTTTTTAGATTGTTTCCGTTACTTTGTAAACGCAATCCTAAAGCGTTATTTATGAGCGTATGTACAGCGTGCTTTGATTCTGGAATAATTGTAGACTACTGTAACGAGGGCATCACCTTCGGAGTAGTGCCTGCCGATGCTACTTATGTGGTAGACATCAAGCACAATGCAACGGGCAAGATTCAGACCTTCTACGGCAGCGAATCGGATGTTGATGGAATGGTTACCATTGTCGGAGCGAAGATCGATCCACTGCAAGGCTATACGATTAGCCTCAGGGGTTGTGAGGTGTTCACCATCTGCGAGGTTGAATATACTTGCATTAGCTTCTCGGTAGTGAACAGCAATGCCGATGCTGAGGATGTTGGAGTTATTAACTTAATCGACTGCATCGAATGTTAAAGAAGATCAAGATGATCCTTCATGGCTGGATGCTGTGGTGCTTCGATACTAAGCAAAGCAGAAAGCTATCAGAGAAGCGGATGAAGGAGTGCGTGGTTTGCCCGTACCATCAAAAGCTAACCAACACTTGTAAAGAGTGCGGATGCTTCCTCCCTGCCAAGACAAGAGTACCTGATGCCGAATGTCCAGTGCAAAGGTGGTAGATGATATGACGGGCTTCATCATCGTTCAGGCTTATTTTCATAATAACGAGATCGATGAGGTTCTGCGTGTCAATGCCAAGTTAGCCGATACGATTGTCAATGTTGATTTCATCAGCCATTGCTTTCAGGAGGAGGATGAGTCAGGAGCGATCTTGATTCTAAAAGACAATTCAGAGATTAAAACAAACAATACACTTGATGAGATTATTCAAAGGATTAGGAGATCGACTGCGATCAATATTTTTGCGCAATAACAATAACAAGTCAACATACAATTTAGTTGAGGTATTTAAGAAAGGGCAGCACACCTACTACCGATTCCCGAAAGAGGTTAATATGCCATTGGAAAGGTTCGCAATGTCGATGAGCCTGATGGAAAGGTTGAGCAGTGGGTTAAGTGGTGGCGAGATGGATAAGATCCTTACTGAAATGGAAAAGGCTTTATCTGCTGGCTTGGCTAACCCTAAGACCGCAGCATTGATGGGAGCATACATTCACGTAATTAGAGAACGGCAGAACACTGTGATCCATCGGGATCTGTTGTTAAACATCGCAGCGACTTGGATCATCAGATCAGATGAGAATCCTGCCGAGATCAACCCTGACATCCATCAACAGAAACTAACCTTGTTTGAGGAATTGAGCAATGGAGGGGCGCACGATTTTTTTTACAATCTGGGTATCGAGCCGCTGATGCCCTTATTCAATATTTCAGCGGAAGAATTTCAAACGCTCTGGGAGTACAACACGCAAGAAATTCGCAAACTACAAGAGGCGTTACGCCAACTGAGTTCTCACCGCAAAGCAGGGCTAAGAGAACAACAGACACCTTCAGGGAGCAAGTGATGGCATTGGCAGGCGGATCAATATCCGAGTTCAATGAGTTAATGAGATCGGATGTGTTAACTTATTTGCTTAAATTTGAGGCTCAAATAAAGGCTCAAAACAATGGCAGCAAAGGTTGAAATCATATACGAAGCCGAGGCAACGAGCCTGAAGGCAACAGTTAATGAAGTTAATAAAGCCAACGATGCCGTTGTTGCATCAGCGCAAGAGAGTTCAAAGAAGGTAGCCGACACCTACAAGAGTGCAGGCAAAAGCATTGCAGCAGCATTCTCAGGCACAGAAGTTAAGAAAGCACTTGCCGACCAGAACAAAGCATTTGATGATCTCAATAAGAAAGGCGTACCACTGACAAGGGTATTGCGTGGATTGCGTAATGACCTCAATGCACTTGAAGAAGCAGGCAAGGGTGGTACTGATGAATTCAAGAAGTTGATCCTTGAAGCAGCAAGACTTGAAGATCAGATCGGAGATACAAGGGCAAGGGTTAAAAATCTCGCATCAGACACATTCAAGTTCGATGCAGCAGTAGATGCCACACAAGGTCTTGCTGCTGGCTTTGAGATAGCACAAGGTGCATCTGCATTGTTTGGATCAGAGAGCGAGGATCTTCAAAAGATAATTGCCAAGACCACAGCCATTAGTGCCATCGCAAATGGTGTGCAGCAGGCTGCAATATTGTTAAAAGAAGAAAGCGCATTAAAGACGCTTATAGAAACAAAAGCACAAGCAGCCTATGCTTTAGTTGTTGGAAACACAACGGGCGCATTAAAAGTCTTTAGATTAGCATTAGCAGCTACAGGAGTCGGTGCGTTGGTAATTGGAATCATTTTGTTAATACAGAACTTTGATAAGTTAAAAGATGCAATTAGAGGCACGAGCGATTCAAGTAGATTGCTTGATGGCACTTTAGAAGATACAAGGACTGCTTTAGCTGGAGCGATTGAAGAAACGAATAAGGTAGAATCTGCATTTGAGTTAGCACGTAAAGGCGTAATCTCCAAAGAGGAGGCATTGTTTACTTACAATGAAACACTCGGAGATACATTTGGAAAGACCAATGACTTAAACAAAGCAGAGCAAAATTATAATGATAAAAAGGATGCCTATATTCAAGCAACAGCAGCAAGAGCGAAAGCAAATGCCCTGTTAGCAAAGTCAGCACAATTAGCAGCAGAGGCAGCAACACTAACACCTGATGATGCAAAAGTATTTGGAGAGCAATATGTAACATTTATCAATGATGTTGCTGTTGGTTTTCTTGGGCTTTTTGGAACAGCAACAGAATCGGGAGTTAACTTTTTTGAAACAATTAGTAAAACTATAGATACAAATGCAGTAAATAGAGTTAAAAAAGAAAAAGAAACTCAGTCGCAACTTGCTCAAGACTTAGCAAAGTCAGAAGGTGAAAAGGCAGAAATAATCGAAAAAGGAGCAGGCTTATTAAGCGAGGCAGAACAAAATTTTTTAGCTGATAGAGAAGCCAAAAGAAAAGCAGCAGCCGAGAAAGCCAAAGCAGAAGCAGAGAAAGCAGCACAAGACCAACTCAAAGCACGTGAGCAATTAGCAGCATTAGAACTTGAAGCATTAGATAGTCAATTAGGCGAACAAGAGAAGATATTAGAGCAAAGTAATAAACAGATCCTTGCATTAGAAAAATCATTCAGAGAATCGAATTTTAAGGAAGGTAGTGAGGAGCAGATTGAACAGCAAAAGAAACTTGCAGATGCTATTGAATTAATTAAGATCAATGCCAATAAGCAGATTACAGCGATTGAAATAGCTGAGTTAGAAAAGAGTTTACAGAAGCAATTAGAACTAAGCAAGGCTGGTGCGGATGCAACCCTCCAGCAACAACTTGCAGCATTGCAGATTCAGCAAACCTTGGAACTTGAAACGGCTGATAAGTTAGGCAAGAGCAAGGTTGAAATCGCTAACAAGTATGCGCCACAGATCGAAGCGATTAACAAGCAGATAGCAGCAGCAGAGTTAAATACTCAGATAAACACAATTAAGACCTTAGAGGTTGCACAGGGCAGCACATTAGATCGAAGGATTGCATTGATAAACATTGAAGCGGAGGCACGTAGAAAAGCAGCCACAGATTCAATTAAAGACGAAAAGGAAAGAGCAAGTGCTATTGACTTAATCAATGCAGAAACTGAAGCAGCAATTAGAGAGGAGCGCAGAAAGACTACTGAGCAGACTCTTGATGATGCTATTGAAATCGCTGATCAAACTGTTGCAGTGATAAGCGCTATACTTGATTTCCAGAAGCAAGCATCAGAGAACAGGATCAACGATATTACTGCAACCAAGAATGTAGAGATTGAGGCAATCAATCAAACATTAGATACTGAAAGAGATAAGCAAAAGCAAAGAGAGGCAGCAGAACTACGGGCAAGCAAAAGAATCAACGAAGAAAAGACTAAGCAAGCCAAGCGAGATAAGGCTCAGGCATTATTCCAAGCAGGAATCGATCTTGCTGTGTCAATCTTAAAGACGGGAGCGCAACTTGGTTATCCTGCTGCGATTCCTTTCCAAGTGGTTGCTGGTATTGTCGGGGCTGTTCAAATTGCTGCTATCGCATCCAAGCCAATCCCTAAGTTTAAGAAGGGTGGTATAGTTGGAGGTCAAAGCCACGAGGCTGGAGGTACAATGATCGAAGCAGAAAAGGGCGAGTTTGTAGTTAACCGATCTTCAGTGGCTCGCCATCGGGATGCACTTGATGCAATGAACCGATCATCGGCAGCATTTAAGAAGTATGTCGATGAGCGATATGTGCGCCCTGCATTGATGGACTTCGCTGCAAAGAACAGAGGCGCAAATGTAACCGTTAACGCATCACTCAACAGCAAGTCAATGGAGCGAGAGATCAAAGGGCTTCGCAAGGACTTGAAAGGCAAGTCGACTGTGGTAAACATTAACTCATCAGATTCAAGATACGAATGGCACAGGAATTAAAGTTCTTACTTGATGGGCTTGATCGGGGGCAGCCATTAAATGCAGATGATTTCGGCTTTAAGATTAACGAGGACGCCAACCTTAACGCAAGGCTTGTGTCGTTTGACAATGACTTAAACTTTGATGGATCAGTTTATTCCTATCTGTTTGATTTATTTGTTGAAGGCACTTGCACTCTGGTTAAAGTTAAAGTTCTTTATACTTGCTCAACAGGATTGCAGCCGTTGGTTGATGGATGGTTTATTTTATCTGAGTGCGTATTCGATCTCGATAAGTGCAGGGTAACGACCAAGTTGTATGATGAAACATTCAGCACCAAGATCAACAACAACAAATCAATCCCATTCAGCACAGCATCAGCCAAGACCAAGAACCTTTTAGACATTACACCTCCGACACCAAAAGAGATTGAAATGTTTAATCCACCAACGGGAGTGTATGGTGTTGAGAATCCAAAGGGCATAACTGTATTTCAAGCCTTCCAACATTTAGTTGGTTGTATGAGCGACAACTTAGTTGATTTCGCTTCTGACTTTTATACAGTACCACCAGCACCATCGGAAACGGTAATGCTTACAAACGGTCGTGCTATCTTTAATCGGGATGACACCGAAACGCTTTTAACATTTGAGCAGTTGTTTGTTGCACTAAGCAAAAAGACAAGGTTAGGTTTGGGATTTGAAAAGCAAGCCAATGGCAGACCATTGCTTAGAATCGAACCAGCAGAATACTTTTTCCAATCGACTAATTCAGCAAGCCTAATTGATCAGCCAAACATCAAGATGTCAGTTGATACTACGACATTGTATTCATCAATCATATTTGGCAACGCTCCCTATCTTGAGCAGTTTGAATGCAACAGAGGCGAAACAGCCTGCACCTTCTTACAAGTTCCATTTAGAGGATTTAGAGATGAAACCTTTGGGATGTTAGGCACTTGCAATAACTCAACCCAATTAGATTTACAGAGCAATGAAGTAGTATTTGACACCAATGTAATTGAGGACATCTACCGATTTAATTCTGATCAGTTTATGACCAACCCTGTTGTAATTTATAGCAATGTGATTCCCACCATTGGATCAGATAGGTATCAGGCAAAGCAAGGCGATCCGCTTTCAATAGGTCAGACAATTTACAATGCAGAGTTTACCAACGAGCAAGTAAGTGCTAATTGGTTGGGTGGTTATCCTAACAGCCTTGTTGAATACATTGGAGGCTTTGATCCATTGGACACTGACTTTGATTATAAGATGGATGCTTCACCAACTCAATCTTGGGAGTATGATGAAGTTGCTGCAAGTTATTTTGATTGGACGGGTGATTACCTTGTATTTGGAACTGCTGTAAATTCTAATACGGCTTTCGTAAATGGCAGATCTTATGTCGCTCCTTATGCTGGAGTGTATAGCTTTTCATTTACCGCAGTGTTGGCTGATATATTAGCAACAGGCAGACGTAGCATCGTTCCTGTGTTGAGAGTGTTTAATGCACAAGGTGATCTATACCAAAGTTTTGAAGGTTCTGGTGTTAGTGATTTCAACATCAACCCTATTTACGTTTTTATGAATGCCACCTTTGCTTTGAATCAAGGCGATCAGGTAAGATGCGATTTAATTGGACGGCAGCAAACGGCAGGAGGATTATTGAATCAGGTAATACTTGACACGCTTAACATATCTGGAGTGGATAGGTTTACTGAATTTGCAGGAATCGGTGTGCCGTTCGAGCCTTCAATATTGCAGCCTGTTGATACTGACACCATCAGAAATGTGCTTTACACTTTCGAGCGACCACTATCAATGAATGAGATCACATCGATCATCAATCAAACATCATCACCGATTGAGTTAGGTCGCTCAGAGGATTCGTTGGCAGTGATTGATGGCTACATTAAAACGATGGAAGTTCAATCTGTTATAAGGCAAAACGCTAAATTTGTACTAAAGTCAAACGAGATTCTGCGATGAGTTACAACTCCATACCTAACCAACCAATAGTATTCAAGCCATCGGCAGAACTATCAACCGACTGCGGATGCGTAGGCGATGGCTTCAAGCAACTTGTCGATTTCGATGATGAGATATTCTTCCAGATAGAATCTACTCCCTGCAATGAATCAGGAACTTTTGGCGGTGGCATCACTGTGCAGGATTGGGAGGAAAGCGGATCGACAATAACATCAACTGCGCCATCACCAACAGGCTTCTTTAGTCAGCCATTTTATCCTCAAGATATGTATGGCGTTATCAGGGTGGTGGTTGAGGTTTCTGACATCATTGGCTCTTTAGTAGTTGGCGTATCGGGAGCATCAACTCAAACGATCACAGCAGCAGGCACGCACACTCTTTACTTCGATACTATCCACCTACTGACCAACAACAGCATCACACTGACAATATCGGGCAATACCTTTGTAGGTAGCTTTGTGTTTATTAGTTTGGTCGGCATTCCGAATGGTGGGTTATTCTTGGGCGTGGTAGATGCAGATGATGTCAATACAGTAGTCGCAAGGATTGATCCAACGATCACTACAATCGATCAATATCTTACTGCTGGCTTCTCGATGGTAGATGTGGCACTATCAGCAGGCTGCTATCGTTTAGCCATTGCCGAGTATTGCACTAACTTATGCGGTCAATACTTCATCGCCAATCCTTACTTCAATGCAACAGGATCAGGAGTGCCGAGTTGGAGTTCAGTTCTTGGCACAGGAGTTACAAATTGGGTGATCGATCCAAACTTAGCCAGCATTGAATTGGGCAGTGGTGAAACTGCATACCTTGAATCGGTTACGGAAGTTTGCGAGGGAGTTGAATATTCTTTAGAGATCACTGTGGATGCTATTAGCAACGCAAGGCTGCGATTATCTGTTGATGGCACTCTCTATGGTTCGCCAATAACTACCGCAGGCGTTACAACGATTGTATTCACTCCAACATCATCGGGCAATGTTAGCTTGTTTGGTTCTCAAATAACAGGCACACCATCGCTGATTGAAGTGAGCAAGGTAACACTGCGAGCAATCTACACATCGGTTAACTATGACCGTTACAGTGATGTGATTGCAGTAGGTGAATACAGCGGATGCGATTACTTCAAGTTAGAAGGCTGCAACGGTGAGAATCAATTTGGCTTTGCTTTCTATGGATCATCATTCCTGCCATCGATTAGGTTGGAAGGCAGAAGATACCAAGCGCAGTATGATACCGATGCAGATCTATTCCGTTATGCTTCTGGAAGGTGGCACGCATCGTTTGTTGATCGCAGAAAACGACACACCTACTTCTTTGGCAGATTGCCTGAGTACGTGCTTGACTTCCTTTCGATCTTGGTGTACTTTGATAACTTATACATCAATGGTGAAACGCACTTCCCTGCTGAAGCAGACTTCCCTGAGATTGAATACAACGATGCTGATGATCTTGGAACGCTTAGCATTGATCTGTACCGTAAGACTGGCATAGTTCGTAAGACAGTTTGTGTGGGTGTGGATGCTGACTGCTTGCCATCTATCCTTAATTTGGATGAGCCATTCTTGCTTTATCAAGATGATAATCGAATCATTACGCAAGACCTCACCAACCTATATCAAGAATAATTTTGTAAATTTGCAATCATCATCATAGACGTAGGACTTCTGATGCCATCCTATTGAATCGGCATTAACGAACAATAAAAAACTACAAAACTATGGGATGCGTATCATACTGCGACTCCGCATTGCTTGATCACAATCTTGTCAACTGTAACGATTACAAGTTAGGCGGTGTGTCAGCAATTTTAGTAGGTGCTTGTGGAACGGAATTAGTAGATCCTTCAGATAGCGTTGAAGTGCAAAACTTGATTGATGCTGGCACTGCCAAGCTAATTGAGGATATTCGCTTCGCTCTTCCTGCTGGCTCACCAGTTACCGTTGACTCACCAATTGGCTGCGGAACACCAATCAGAATTAACGAAGATCGTACTGCCACGCTTTACGATGCTAACGTAACTGATGAAAACAATACCTTCTGGAATGATGTTAACAATAGACGTATCTCTTGGATCTTAGGATTCCTTTGCGATTCGGGAACTGTTGTTTATATCAATCCTTCTGTTGGTATTACAACATCGGCTAACTTCATCATTCCTGAGCAGAACAATGAACTGCAAAGATATGAGGTAACTTTTTCGTGGAGAGATAAAAACATCCCTTCACAGTACGCTGCACCTGCTGGCATCTTCGGATAATGACAGAGGCAACACAACCACAAAGCCAAAGCACTGCCTCAATCGGGGTGGTGCTTATGGCGTTTGGCAGACCTCAGTATTATTGGGCAGCCTATAACATTGCTTATTCAATTAAGCGATTCAACAAAGATATTCAGATCTCCTGCTTGATCGAATCAAGAAAGGATGCTGACAAGTATTGTGGTGATCTTTACGAGGTGATTGATAGCTTCATTGAGATTGATCATAATCACTTATACACCAACAAGAAATTAGATCCAGCAAAGGCGAAGGTTCATCTTTACGATTACCTTCCCTACGACAAGAATGTTTATCTTGATGTAGATGCTGTGGCACTAAAAGACATTAAGCCAATGATTGATGAGTTGGTAGCACTTGGCAAGCCTTACGCAAGCCACACAGTAGGCTATCACACCATCGCTGAAGGGCGCAAGATTGACTCAATGCAGTGGGCTTATGCCGATGACATTTGGGCGCATTATAAGTTCGATGAGTCAACAGTATTGCCAGCCATTAATAGTTCTGTGCAGTACATTGAGAAGTCAGCAAAGGCATTAGCACTGTATAAGATCGCACAAGATTACCTAATCAACAATCCGATACCACTAAGCAAGTTAAGGATGAAGTGGGGCGGTAGTCAGCCTGATGAGTTGTATATGAATTGTGCATTGGCGAAGTTAGGTCTTGATCCTGCGGTTACTGAAGTTGGAAACAACGGCAAGGCAGAGATCGGCTACATTCACTTCGCAATGGTCAGGGGTTTATCCTTTGGCGATGTTACAGATCAATACTACTTTCAATCCTACTATGGAGGTAAGGGATTCACTCCAACCTTTTACATCGATTGGATGGATCGATTGCTAAAGTCTTGGATGAAGGACGAGGGCAAGCAACACAAGTATTTTATTCACCGAATCACCGATAACAAGTATGCAGATCCAAGAAGATAAACCAAAGAAGGGCAAACCTAAAAAAGTTCAAGCAATCATACCACAAGCAGTAGAACCACAGCCACAGAGGCACGGTTGGAATAGCGAAGTTGATGTAGCTGACTTCCTTGCTGCGTTAATTTCAATGACGGGGGCAAAGCGAGTATTAGAGATCGGAGTGTTTGAGGGTGAAACATCTATCAAGATGATTGAGGCAATGCCTAACGGTAGCTACTATGTAGGCAATGACATAACCAACTATCGCAAGCACGTTCTTAAAAAGTCGGGTGTGGTGGTTGATCTATTGATGGGCAAGTCGATCAATGTGATGAGTCAGTTTGAAGATGAGTTCTTTGATCTGATCTTTGTTGATGGCGATCATTCGTGGGCTAACATCCTACCAGAGTTCAAAGAAGTTGAGCGCATAATTTCAAAGACTGGAGTTATCGCTTACCACGATGCTATTCATATGGGCGATGTTGCTGACTTAATGAAATACGCAAAGCACTACAAGTACAATGTAATCACGCTAAACACCAGCGAGGGCAGGGGCTTGGCATTGATTCAACGATAACATTACAATGAGCATAGAGGTTAACATAGCAGTTCAAATTAATCGCATCAGCGTGGCACAGAGTCTTATTGATTCACTCAATAGGCAAACTGTTAAGCCTGATTTGATCACTGTAATATTGCAGGGATTCGATCATCTTTTTAAGAGTGCGATTGAGATAAACTATGTTCGCAACACAACCAACAAAGGGGCTGCTGAAAGAATCAAGAACTGCGGTGATCATATCAACCTAATAATTGATGATGATTTTATTGCCTCACCTAAATACATTGAAACTGCATTAGATGGGCTTCGCAGAAATCCTGATGCTATCTGTTCTTTTTGGGGATTCAAATACCTAAACAATCAAGACTATCGCAAGGGTTGGGCAGATTTAGAATCTTGGACTAACTTTGATAAAGACGTTAAATGCTATCGACTTGGTCTTGGCTTGTCAATTTGGAATGAGCAAGTGCTTAACTTTAGGCAGATGGAGTTTGATCGTGTTAATTACAATGATATGCAGATGGCTGTACACTGTGCAAAGAATGGTATTGATATGTTCTTGCTTGCACATCCTAATGACATCTGCCAGCACATTGATGATGAAAAGATCCAAGCAAATGCACTCTGGAAGGATGAAGTAAATCATATGCTTTACCTCCAATCAAAACATCAACAACTAATTGAATTGATATGAAACCGAACTATTGCAGATCCAAGAGTTGTGGCTCAAACATTATAGACAAACCTTCTACTAAAGCGGTAGCGTAATGGCACTAAGCATCGAAGAAATTGATAAGATAGTCAACAAGTTTGTCTATCATCATAAGGGTTGGGAGATGGCGCAAGCACGATCTCCGATCAACCCAATAACGAAAGAGCGTGTAGGTGTTACGCAATACCCTGAGTATTGGGATGGCTACAACTACGCTGCGAAGATGTATGACAGCATCCTTCCTCACACTCGCCCTGACATCTATCCAGCGCATCTGTTGAGCGTTCGTGCGCCAAATCAAACAGATGCACAGGCAGCATACATTAAGGCGAACTACAAGCCTACAACGCTGTCAGTGTTTGAAGATTTCAAGGCAACCATCAGCAGGGCTTTCGCAGATCAGAATTGGTCGATCCGTTATTCTGAGGAAGTGAACCCTATCTTCGGCAATGATACCTTTGAGAAGTATGTCAATGAGGAAATTGAGAAGTTCGGCTCTTTGGAGATGCTGATCAAAACATTGATCCCGACATTAAAGTTGATCGATCCTAATGGCATCATAGCCATCGAGCCAACGGATGTTGAAACCTTTGAAGATGATAATGGAGATGAGGTTATAAGTAACGACCTGATCAAGCCGATGCCAGAGTATTACAACTGTAAGAAGATTGTAGGGCAGAGGTTTGGTGAATACTATCTTGTCATCACTGATGACCATAGCGAGGTTAAGGTAGGTAGTAAAAACGAGCGCAGTGGTATCGTTCTTGAACTTTACGACACTATGGCGATCTACAAGATCTACCAAGTGGGCAAGAAGTCTGATCTGCAATTCAGCGAACCAGAACTTTACTACCAGCATAATCTTGGCTATGTGCCTTGTCATAAGTTGGAGGGGATGCCACAGTTAATCGGCAATGAGATTGCTTTTCAATCGCCATTTATTACGGCAGTGCCATTGCTTGATCAGGTGATCCTTGATGAGTCTTATCTGCAAATCAGCAAGGCAACATCAGCATTCCCGTTTATGGTTGCTTTGGGTGATATTTGCGAGTTCGTAGATCGGGAAGGTAACAAATGCCAAGATGGGCAAATCTTCGATCCTATAAATGGTGGTTATCGCACTTGTGGCAGTTGCTCAGGATCTGGAGTTAAGTCAAGATTCTCACCAACGGGGATGCTATTGATTAAGCCTAAAACATCATTGAGCGAGGGCGATAGTTCTTTGAGTGGCGAGTATTTAAAATTCGTTTCACCACCGATGGACACACTCAACTTTTTAAGATTGGAAATTGAGCATCAGATGGCGAAGTCAAGAAGGATCTTGCACCTACCATCATCAGATGAATCAGGAACGATTGGCGAGGCTTCTACTGCTACAGGATCACTCAATAAGCTAAGATCATTGTATGCGTTCATCAAGCCTGTATCAGATCAGCTATTCAATCTTTATGAGTTTATGCTTGTAACGATTGGCAAGATGCGTTATGGTCAGGAGTTCGGAGGCGTGAACCTTGTTTATCCAACATCATTCGACATCAGCACACCATCAGATTACTTGGCTGTGATCAGCGAAGGTGTTAAGGCAGGAGTGCCACCATCGATAACGTTCTCTAATGTTTACAATTACATCAGAGCCATCCATTACACTGACGAAGAAACCTCTGCCGTTTATGATTTGATCATCAATGCCGATGAGTTGCTACTAATGAGCAGCGCAGACATTGTGGCAAGGATCGCCAACGGAACTGTTGAGCGTTACCAAGATGTGATCCATCACTCAGCACCTCAACTGATAATGGAATTGATTAGGAACTTCATCCCGACTGAAGATGCTCAAAGGTTTATCGACTTGCCGATGAGCGAGCAAGTGGCAGCACTTAACAGGCTGGCATCTGATCGGGTGGCGGTTAAGTTAGATCCTATCCAACAAGCACAGCAAGACCTATTGAATGGCATCATTTGATGAACTTGTAAGGGCGAAGATTAAACTCTTTGAGCAAGTACCTGAAAGGCTTGCAACGGCAGCCGTTAAGACTCAGGCAGAGGCGTGGCGAAAGCTAAAGCCCCTGCTTGAAGATATGGATGTAGATGCCAATGGTAACATCGAGCAAACAGAAGATAACATCAGGCGCATTGGTTTGATCTCGGACGAACTTAAAAAAGTTCTGGCAGGCGGTGATTATCGCCAAGCCGTTAAAGACTTCTTAGATTCTATCGACAAAGGCGTGGTGCTGACCGATGATATTGCTCGCACTTTTGAATCATCCTTTGAACCAACAGAAGCACAGAAGCAACTACTTCAGATCTCAAAGCAGAACACCATCAACGCATTCTTTGGCAGTGGCTTGGATCAACGATTCACTCAGCCATTCCTTGAACAGTTAACCACCAACATCGCAGCACGTGCGCCACTAAGAGAAGCCGTTAATGCTTTGGAGGGATTGGTTGTAGGTACTGAAGCGAATGACGGCAGGCTGCTGGCTAACATCAAAACAACAGCCACCACAGCGCAGGCGGTTGCAGATAGATCATATTCGGCAGCAGTTAACGCAGAACTTGGGCTTGAATGGTTTGAGTATTTAGGTGGCGAGATCGACACTACACGACCATTCTGTGAGCATCGTGAAGGTGGCATCTATCATCGGGGCGAGATCGAGGCTTGGGGTGCTGGCAAGAATAGCGCAGGAATTAACGACATCAGAGATGGCAGTTGGGCAGGCAGGATCGATGGCACAGATAGCAAGTCAATCTTTACCTTTGTTGGTGGTTGGAATTGCAGGCACTACCTGATCCCGATTCCTGATCGTAAAGTACCCGAATCAGTAAAGGCAAGAGCAAGGGCTGAAGGCTTTATAGATTGATTGCAGAATCAAATATTTATTACCTTTGAGTGATGAAAATAATGATCACTGCCGAAGGTAAGATTATCAACGCATCGGATGTGTTGGCTGATCACTTGATTAAGAAAGGCGGTAGAGAATTAAAACTGCAAACAATTAAAACACCTAATTTATATGGCAATGAAACCAGAGGAGGCGATGGAATTAGTGAACTTCCTAAACCTAAGCGAAGCAGAAAGCCTCGAAGAAGCGAAGGATAAATTCCAAGACCAATGGGTTAACTCAAAGGAGTTGAATGATAAGATCGGAAAGATTAACGGCACGATCCATCAGGTTGCTAAAAGAGCATTCGAGCCTTTCGGAGTTACACTCACTGAGGAAGATTTCAAGGATAAGAAAGCGCAGGATGTGATCCGCTTGGCAGCAGATAGGGCAAGGGAGAACTATGAGAAGCAGCAAGAGGAATGGCAGCAACGGGCATCTAAGGAAGGATCTGATGAGTTGGTTAAGGAATGGGAGAAGAAGCACAAGCTACTTGAAAAGAAGTTGACAGATGTTGATACTGCCAGACAAGAGGCAATGGCGCAGTTCGAGCAATTCAAACTAAAGACGGCAGAGGATAATAAGCAGAGCAAGATCAACCTAACTTTCGAGCGTGAGTTATCTGCCATCAAACTTGATCCTACTGTCAATGAGTTTACCATCAAAGGATTCAAGGCAAGCATCGGCGAGAAGTATGCCATCGACTTAGAAGATGATGGTAGCTTTATCGTTAAAGACAAGGCAAGCGGTGAGCGATTGAAAAGCAAGGATAAGGCAGGATCATTCCTTAACTTATCTGATGTTTTAATTCAGGAGGCATCAGCAGCAGGGATCGTTATGAAGAACCCAACGGCAGGGCAGCGAATGACAAAGCAGGGCGCATTCGTGCCAAGTCTTGAAAGTTCTGATAACAAGAAGATGAAAGGCATCAACCCACGATTCTTTACAAAATAGCTATGCCACTATACGAAGGTTTCAATGTTACTGCTTCAGACCGAGAGGGCAAGAAGTATAAGGCTGTTGCCGAAGATGGCACAGAGATTCACTTCGGGGCTTCGGGCTATCGAATCAATCCTGGCACTGATGATGGCAATAATTACTGTGCGAGAAGCAGTGGCATTCCTTCGCCTCGTGGTTCTGCTAATTGGTGGGCGAGGCAGCTATGGAGTTGCGAGGGCAAAAGATCAGTAAGCGATAAGCCATTTTTCGGCAAGATAGATTTACCATAATTAATCAACCAATAACTCAGAGCCTGCACTAATTGTGTGGGCTTTTTTGTTTTGTAAAAGATTCACTATCTTTGCGGTACTATGATGATGTAGTGTAGCCACAACTTAACGGGGCAAAGTAGGCGCAGCCATCAGCCTGACAATCGGTGGTAATTCTACAAACTACATCACTATGTCAATTTCACGTATTCTCTCCGAATGCCCTAATGTTCAGATGTCCTTATCTGAACTATTCATCGAGGTAGGTCAGCGTGAGCAACTTCCTTTTTTGGAGTTCTTGCTTTCACCTGAAAACTCAAAACTAATCCGCACAGAGGTTTCTCCAGGAGGCGGTAAATTAAAAACTGTTGAAGCACGTTGGATTCAGCGTTTGCCTGAAACAGAAGTAGAGGAGGGTGGCAACATCCTTACTTGTACATCAACCAATGTTTATGGTGATTCAACAACAACATACACGTTAGACACTGATGACACCTACACAGCATCTCAGTTAATCAATGCTGCTGACATCGCTCGCCATTGCCAAGAGAACAGCCGTTACGTTCTTGAGTCAATTATGAGATTGATGGATGTAATTGATCGTAAGGTAGCTTCTGCTGCTGCTACGCAAGCGGTTGCTGAGATCGGTAACTGGGGAACTGAAGTAGAAGGTTTCTACACTGTAACTTCTGATTGCTTGGTGATTTCAACAATGGCTGGCACTAATGAGCCTAACGCTTTCGCTATCGCTGACATTCAGCAAGCAACAAGAATGGCGAACTATCCTGCTGCTCCGATTGCTTTCGGTGGTGCTGCAATGCAGCGTTATGCTAATGCAATGGCTGCTGGCTGCTGCACTCAGTATGGCATTGACTTGTTGGCTATCACACAGCAAAACGGTTTCGGATTCGCTTACGATTCTCGTTTGGCTGCTGCACAAGGAAGCCAAAGCAAAGCATTGGTAACAACTGCTGGAGCGATCCAATGGTTGTCATTCAATCTTGCTGAGTGGAATGCAGGCATCACTCCTGCTGCTGGTGCTAACTACACTAAGACTCAGGTATTCACTCCTGCTGGTGTGCCAGTTGACTTGACTATGAAGGATGACTGCGGTAACTTGTCTATTGTATTGACTACAACAGGCAAGATCGTAACTCTTCCTACTGACATCTACGAAGCATCTGATAAGTATGCTGGTGTGAACTACGTTAACTGCGTGTCGATTGTAAACCCGTAATCGGGTTAGCAGACTTGATCACTCAGAATGATCTTGAACTGTTAACCCAAGATGGAATTGATAATCTGATAACCGAATAAGAGGGGGGCTTAGTGCCTCCCTTTTTTTATCTTTGTAAAAAAAATAACCATCAAATGTGCATTGAATCGCTACTTGGGTTAAGAGATTGCAATCAGGTTGAACCATCAACGGGGCTATACATCGATGATCTCGGAATCAACACCACATTCTTAGGGCAGTTAATTACTGACCAATATCTTCAAGGATCTGAACTGTTTGTGGATAAACGAGCATTCGCTTGGCGCAAACTTTCATCAGATGTATTGTCGAGGCTTTCTCCAATGATGAAGTCTGACACTGTCATTGAAGGCAAGCGAGTTGGTCAGTTGGTGAGTGATTATGCTAATGTGCAGGCAGCATCAGGAGCAGGGCGATATACGGGCATCAGATTGAAGATCGATCCACAGTCATTGTCTTTCCTTAATTTCTACTTGGCAGACATTAACTTGGCGATTGCTTCAAGCAATGTCAATGTGCCAATCTTGATCTTCGATATGTCAACGCTGAAGTTGATTGAAACCTTCACCTATTCAACGGGATCGGTTGATCAATTTCTTGGCAAGACTTTCAGCAGCGCAAGGCGTAAACTTGATATCGCCATCGTCTATGAATCGACAATGCAGTCAGCGAAGATGATCACTAAGAAAGGTCATTGCTTCGATTGTGGTGGCGGTTTAAGGGAGGCGCACATTTGCCCGTTTGTCGATGCTATTGGAATCGATCTCACTACTGATGGCACTAATGTGCTTTCAACAATCACAAGCAAGTACACAGCAGGAATGAGTGTTAACTATTCGGTTAACTGTGATCGTCAAGGATGGCTGTGTTCAATCGGTGGGCTGATGGCTTTGCCTTTGGCTTATGCCACTGCTGTTGAGATTTACAACTATGCACTAACTACTTCACCGAATCAGCGAGTTAATACAGTTGTATCGGTTAACAGAGGGCAAGGTGCTTCATCTACTGCTAATGCAGTTGAGGGCATTGTGGCTGCGAGAGATATTGCAGCGACCAGATACAACGATGAGTTAGGTGCGATGCTGCAAAATATGCGGATGCCTGACGATAGCCATTGTTGGGATTGCAAGAGGAATATGAAATACGTTACAGCCCTACCATAATGGCAGAAACTCCCGAACAAATAAAGCAAAGAACTGATGCTCTGTATGAGGGCTTCTTGTCTGATTTTAAACCTTTATACTTGGCAGTAATAGAGATGAAGAGATTGATGTTCAAGCGGATCTTTGGTGTTGGTACTTCGGGAGGTACAACAAGTGAAGGTCAGAAACTACCATCAAAGCCATACGGCACAAAACCGATTTATGTATCAGCAAAATCAGTAAACGGCGTAACTGCTAAATTTCAATTTGGCAAACCACCAAAAGGTGAAACCAAAGGCAAGCCGATTAAGTCAATGTACTTTCCTAATGGCTATGGTCAACTTAAAAAAGAAACTCCTGCCAAGTTACCATTGGAATTAACGGGCAGGCTTAAAGGTGGATTTTTTGAGCAAGAGGTATTGACAGAAGGATTAACTGCTGGTGTTGCTTTGCCTGATTCAGAAACGGGAAAAGCGCAAGGGCTTGAAGCAAGATACGGAATCATATTTCAACCAACGGGATTTGAACAGGATGCGATGTTAGAAGAACACGCTCAGTTATTGGCACAGGCAATCATTAACGGACTAAATACATAATGAATCTACTCTCCACAATTATCGAACGGCTTAACCAACGAGTTGAGGCTGGCAATATCTTCGATCAGATCTACGGGCTTTGTGAATTGTCTGCTGATGGTAATGACAAAGCGTGGATTCACTACATCGGAAATGGGCAGGCTATTCCTGTTACCAACTTCGATGCGAAGCAAGGCACAATCTTCTGGGCGAAGCGTGGCAAGATAAGCGTTTCTAAGAACGAATCAATAAAGTTGGCAGGGTGTAAGGCACTCTATGAAACTAAGTTTACTCTGAGTGCTTATGCGGTGGTTAGAAAGGATCATCTGCCTTGTGATTCTGCCGATGCTCAGGATTGGATTGCATCGAGAGTTCTGCGATTGGTGTCAGGTACTGATCCGCAATTCAAGACAGCCATCGGAGTTGTTGCTTATGAGGTTGTGCCGAACGGTTACGTTAACGAGATCAAAAGCCTGACTGCTAATTATGAGTGGGCTTGCGTGAGCATTGATGTTGATGTTAACGTGCTGACTTCTTCGGAGGATGGCTGTTATGATACTTGTGCTACGGGCGATATTCCGCTGCCAGACTTTGAGCCTTGCACACCTTGCTTGACTGAGGTTGCTGTGGATGGCATAACCATAATTGGTAACGGTACGGTAGGAGATCCATTGATCGCCATCGGTGGCGGTGGTGGTGGTGGTGCTTTGATTGCCTTGCCATTTACCACAGATCACTTGGCTGCTACGGGCAATGCTTATGCGATTGGTAACATCGTTTGGTATCTTGGCAATGTTTATCGTTGCATCGCTGCCAATGATTCTATCCTACCAACTAATACAAGCTATTGGGTTAATCTTGGCGTGGGCTTTCCAACGGTGCAGCAGCCAGCGAATTGGAATGCAACAAGTGGCAATAATCAGATTCTAAACAAGCCAACGATTCCAGCAGCGCAAGTAAACTCTGATTGGAATGCTGTAAGTGGAGTGGCTGAGATCCTGAATAAACCAACGATCCCTGTTTTACCATCTACTATTGTTGAATCAGTAACTGCAACAGCACCATTAACATCTTCGGGCGGAGCAAATCCTGATCTTGCAATACCGCAAGCAACTGCATCGGCTGATGGGTATTTAGATAGTGGTGATTGGTCAACTTTTAACGGCAAGTTCGATGTGCCAACGGGCAGCAACACTGACTATCTTGATGGAACAGGCGCACCTCAACCATTCCCGACAATTCCAACGGGTACTGTTACATCGGTTGCGGCAACTGTGCCGAACCCGACAAACCCTGCATTCAGCGTTGCAGTGCCTAACCCAACCACAACGCCAAGCATTGACATAACTGCCAATGGACTTGTTAGCCAGTACGTTCGAGGTGATGGTTCTTTGGCAAACTTCCCTTTGGGCGGTGGCGGTGGCGCATCTGTGAACTATTACCTCAACGGCTCAATAAGTCAAGGCACGATTGGAGGTAATGCCTACTTTCAAATGAGCCGCGTTCCAGTGCTTGGAACGGGCACTAACTTCACACGCACGAACGCGCAAGGCAATGGCTACATCGCGCAATTCATAACGGATGCAGGCGACCCAAATCTATTGGCAATCCCTTCAGGAAATTGGAACTTTGAAACCTACTTTAACGCATCAAGTGGCGGCGGCAATCCGAGCTTTTATATGGAGCTGTACAAGTACGATGGCGCAACCTTTACGCTTATCTCATCAGGGTCAACAAACCCAGAAGCGATTACAGGCGGCACTGTGGTCGATTTGTATGTTAGTGCGCTTGCAGTACCTTCGACAGTATTGGCTGCAACTGATAGGCTCGCAGTACGCATTTTCGTAACTACATCGGGGCGTAACATTACCTTGCATACCGAGGACAATAACCTTTGTGAAGTAATCACAACCTTCACCACAGGGCTTAGCGCATTGAACGGCTTGACAGATCAAGTGCAAAACTTCGCAACGGGTACGACTGGCACTGACTTCGGCATTAGCTCGGCAAGCAGCACTCACACCTTTAACCTACCAACCGCATCGGCATCCAATAGAGGGGCTTTAAGTAGTGGGGATTGGTCAACATTCAATGGCAAGTTTAACACCCCATCAGGCACGACTGCTCAGTATGTGCGAGGCGATGGATCATTGGCAACCTTTCCAACTGTGCCAACTATATTAAAAAACACAACAGATCAAACGGCAGTAACGGGCAATACCACCAATACAAAAGTTGTAGGTGTGCTAATTCCTGCCAATACAGTAACAGTTGGTTCGATCATTAACTTTAAGTGTCGATTGGGAAAGACTGGTAGTGGAGGGTTTATGGGTTTGCGAATTTATGCTAACACTGCCGATTCAATCGTAACTCCAGCACCAACATTGTTGATGACATCATCGACAAATAATGTTAATCAAACCTATCAAGGCATTGACAGAAATGCGATTGTAAAAAGCGCAACGGTAACACAAACGCTACAATCTATTGCTACAAGTGTTCAAAATGATGCCGTAGTAGTTCAAGCACCATTAACAAATTCTAATATTGATTGGACGGTTAACCAATATCTTATCTTCGCAATTCAAAATGGAGCAGCAGCCGATTCAACTGTTTTAACATACTACGAAATCACAATCAAATGATCGACATAACAATCACACCAACACAACTAAGTTACTCATCATCTGTTATTGGCTTGTTTTCTGCCCAATATCAGCGAGATGAGATTGAGATTGTCGATGATTATTCTATTCATATTCCAACCGATCAGGGTGTTATCTTGGTCAATGTTGGGCAGTTCAGTTTTAATGGCTTGGCGTTTAGCAATTCAGTTGATGCGCTTGCCTTGATTATTTCTTTGTAATTTTGTAAAAAACTAAAGCACTATGGCAGGCATTAAAGTTACCGATCTTCCCGTATTAGGCGCAGCAGCACCTGATGATGTGATGTATATTGTTGACACCTCAACGAACACCTCTAAGCAGATTGCTGTTGAGGATATGTTTGTTGGATTCCCTGATTTGGGAGGTGGCGATTTTACTTCATCAGTAGTAATTTCAAATGAAGTTGATTGTACTGCAACTTGTTTGAGGGCTTTATTTAGTCGTGTTAATAACATCGTTACTTGCACTTTTTACTTAGACATTGCATTAGATCCTACTATTACTACTGGGACATTTAATGTTAGCTTGCCTGTGGCAACTGATTTTACAAATGCTCGTGATGCCTTTGGTGTAATTACTCCAATCACAGATCCTTATTCTGAATTAGTTAGTGCTATTACAGCGGCTGATACTGTAAACAATGAGTTAGTTTTTAATATTGAAATTTTAACTGCTGGAGCTGGTATAACCTTCGTTGCTAACATACAGTATATCATCCTGCCATAATGCGCTCAACATCCATCAACGGCTTGAAGATCATCAAGGCTTATGAGGGCTTAAGGCTATCGGCTTATCTCTGCCCTGCAAAGGTGGCAACGATTGGCTATGGCAGCACTCGCTATCCTGATGGGCGCAAGGTGTTGATGGGTGAGAAGTTGGTCAATGAGGCAATGGCAACTCAACTGCTTCTCGCTACTTTAGAGCCATTTGAATCGGTTGTAAACAAGAACCTACCAAACCTTAATCAATATCAATTCGATGCGTTGGTGAGCCTGTGCTACAATATTGGAGGCTCTGCATTTGGGCGATCAACATTGGTACGCAAGGCAAAGGTCAACGCAAACGATCCAAGCATTGCCGATGAGTTTATGCGTTGGAATAAGGCTGGGGGCAAAGTGCTGCAAGGGCTGACCACAAGAAGGGCAGCAGAGGCGAAGTTATACTTCACACCTTGTAAAGTTTGATGGCTTATTAGCGGAACTTCATCTGCTGCATTTCGTAAATTGAACTATGGCAGCAAGGATTACTAAGTCAAAAAAGATATTCAACATCATCATCAAGCACTGGCGTTCAACCATTGGCTCGCTGATGATCTTAGTATCAATTTACTTACTGATCTTCAAAGTCATAACAACAGAAACAATGGCAGCAATAGTGGCTGCCTTGATTGCAGCAGGGTACATTCCAAAAGCTAAGAGCGATGAATCAGCAGACAGTTAGAGATACAGTGTATAAGGTAACACATAGATCAATTAGCTTTGATACTTCGGTAACTACTGGATCAGTTGTTGATTCGGCTGTTGAGGTTGTTGCTGTTGTTGAAGTGCCAAAGATTGACTTGCCAATAATTGACAAGCCACAGCTAACGGCATTCGATACTATCCAACCTTGTGATGTATCTTTAATCAGCACAGTTAAAGCAGAGCCATTGACCTTTGTCGATGTAAGAAACAATCAAAAGAATGAGCCAATGCCTATGAATTTAGATATACCAATCAACGGTATCGTCCTTGCGTTTACGATGTTCATCACTGTGCAGTATCTTATTTCAAGTCAGTGTGCTTGGAAGTCATTAGTAGATAATATCCGCAAGGAGATCGCATAGCTGATTCATTTGCCGTAAATTTGCACTATGGCATCTCTGCATATTCTTGAATCTTCAATAGATTTATTCTACATAATCTCCGATTCTCAGGGGTTAATACTCACGAGTAATGATCTATTCAAAGAATACAGCAGCCACGTTAAGCCTAAGAACATCCTCGACATTGCATCCAATGACAGCGATAGGGATGACTTCTTAGCAACAATTAACAGATCCAAATCAAGACCACCTGATCCTCAACGGGTGTATGTTCGTTCTAAGCAGAAGATCGGCAGTGAGCGTTACAATATGTGGAATGTTTACTACATCTTAGATTCTCTTCATTTCATCGGCATCCCTTGCGTGGATGTTACCAGCATCACTGCCCACGAACACGAAAGGCAGAAGGTGCTTATTGAGGAATTTCGCTTTATGATCTCGCACGAACTTCGCCAGCCATTGACTTCCATCGGTGGCTTGGTTGATATGTTAATGGAGCATAAGGAGGCAACGGAATCAGAGCGATCTGCAATAATGGAGATGATTGCCGACAGCGTTAAGAAGCTTGATGAATCAATTAGGTTGCTTGTCAAGAAGTTGACTCGCCAAATTTAACTACATTTGGGGATGCTTGAATCGGTTAATACTTTGCCTCTAAGTGATCAGGAATGTGATGATAGACTTGTTAAGGTGTTAGCCAGTTATGTAAGGGAGAAGGAGATGCCATTTTATGTTGTGGTAAATATCCTCAATGACAACCTTCGGGATAAGTCAAATAGTTTTATGCGATTAAATCAAATCATTCAACTCCTGCACAATGAAGCCATCTAACACTCACCTGATCGTATCGCTTTCCATTATCACTGTCTTAATGCTGATGCTGGGGCGCAGTTGTGCCACCATTAAAGAACTAAAAGGCGATAAACAATACTTGATTGAGGAGAATCAGATCTTCACCAAAAGGATAACTGATGATTCGCTTGTTATCTTTACTCAGGCATTGCAGATCAATCAATCTGAACGGGCTGTGGATGCCTTGAAGGAGAAGATGGAGATGGCAGAAGTCAGCCAAGCCATTGAATACAAGACCAAGACCGTTTACAAAACTGAGTTCAAGGTTGGCGATGTGGTGTATGTTGATAGCTTTCCGCACCTAAAGATTCCAAGAACCTTCCACAAGATCGAAAGATGGTTAGAGATAGGAGGGCGAATAAACCGCTTAGGATTCATTCAGATCGATTCTTTAATCATTCCTGCATCTTATACCGTTGCGATCGGAGATACGCTGCGAGAGGGCTTTGTTTCAAAGATTCTAAAAAGAACAGATCCCGTAGTGCGGATTGGGGTGGATAACCCAAACATCAACTTAACGGGAATGCGTAACGTAGTTGTTCGGCAAGATAAGAAGTGGTATCAGACCACAGCAGCCAAGATCGGAATCGGAGCATTGCTCGGAATTACCGCAGTAAAATTGGCAACTCCATAAAAATAGATTGAAATTAATTGATTTGATTATCAGCGAGTTATGTAAATTAACGCTGGTAGTTTGTTATTTTGTTTGTTTATGTATTGCAGAATCAAAATAAGGTTCTACATTTGTCAAACCAAAACGAACAATTCAAACCAATTCAAGCGATGAGCAACTCAACAATTAAATCAGGATCAGTAATTACAGCGGTAAGTGTTTGTGATTCTAACTGCATTTTTAAGGCAGAAGTATTAAGCCGTAAAGGTGATTTTGTAACTCTTAAAATTGAAGGCTACAAAGACATTGTACGCAAAAAAGTAAAAGTAGGATATAACGGTAATGAGTACGTTATGGCTTTAGGATCTTACTCAATGGCTCCAATATTTTCATAATCAATCGGGCAGCTAACCCCTGCCCATATTTTCCCACCTTTTACAACTTAAAAACAATGACGGCAAAAACACTATTTCGCAACATCGAATCTACCGAGTTCTTTCACTACGATCATCTCGCAGGGATGCTCACAATCGTAATCAATGACGGATGCAGAAAAGGTCTAATGACCAGATGCGACAGCAACGCATCAGCCCTGCCAAGACAATTCCACAAGGAGTTAACCTATGGCGTGCCTGCCGATCTACGGCTCTTTGAATCTTGCTCCATCGAGGAGTATCACCAAGCCTACTGTGCAGCAGTTGACACTATGCACGAATCGGTAATTGAATCTTTACAAGCGTAATCTTTAACCCTTTAATATTTCAGAAATGAAAGCACCAATTAACAGCGGATCATCCGCATCAAAACAACTTGCACCCGAAGGCACTCACATCGGAAGATGCTATCAGATCATCGACAAAGGCACTACCTTCGATGAGAAGTGGCAGAACAGAAAGCGTAAGATTCAGTTTATGTTTGAACTGCCGATGGAGTTGGCAGTATTCAACGAGGAGAAAGGCGAGCAGCCATTCTATGTAAAGACAGTGTTTAACCTAAGTATGGGCGAGAAGTCATCGCTTAGAAAGTTTATCGAGTCTTGGTTCGGCAAGAAGATGACCGACAAGCAAGCAGCAGACTTCGACATTTTCAATCTTATCTCACTTCCTTGTATGCTTAACATCGTACACAATGGCAAAGAAGATAGAACGTATGCAAACATTATGAGCATCGCACCAATGCCGAAAGGAATGCAATGCCCTCCAGCTATCAACACTCCAATGTGCTACGATACGACTGAACACGATGAGATGGTGTTCTCATTGCTGCCTGACTTTATGCAAGAGGACATCAAGAAATCAGATGAGTGGTTACAGCGCATCAGTCAGGAATCGACCAAGTGGACAAAGCCACAGCAGGCTTCACCGTTTGATGATGGCGCAGATGATCTTGATGATCTATTCAATACATCTAAAGAGAAATTCCCTTTTTAACTTAAACAAAAAATCGGCAGGGTGAACGAACTCCCTGCCGATTCCTAACCTAAATAAACATGAACAGCATTGCAAAGATAAGCATTCCCGTTGAGAAGATTTATCAATCGATTAACTCAACCGAGATATTAAACGCTCAGGCACTTATTGAACGCAACAGCGTGGCAGGAGAAGCCAACAGCGTTAAGAACGTGAGTGAGTACAACACTATGGCAGCAGCCATCAAGCAAGTGAATGATGCCATTAAGATCGTTGAGTCAGCACGTAAGGAAATCACTGCGCCAGTTGATCACTTCAAGAAGGAATTGATCAGCCTTGAAAAGCAGACCACAGATCCACTGAGCCAATTCATTACATCAGCCAAAGCCAAGATGCTGGAGTACCACGAGCAAGTTGAGTTAGAGCATAAGCAAGCGCAGGAAAAGATCATTCAGGAATCAATGTCGCTTAAGAGCCACTTCAAGGAGATGGATGCTCTGGCTAATATGGTGGATGATCTTTATGTTAGTTCTGTTGATATGCCAAAGACCAAAAATATCAGAACGGTCTACAAGGCAGAAGTCGATGGCGATGTTGATTGGCTAAAGATCATCAATGTCTTATTCGCCACGAATCACTTGCGCCAAGAGGATCTTCTCAGGCACTTGCCGAAGGCGATGGAGATGGTAGGTCTTAAGCACATCGCAGGAATCAATGTAGTAGCAATTAAAACACAAACAGTTTAACAACCTAATAAGATGCCACAAATCGCAACAGCAATAAATAAGTACGGTGATAGCTATGATTGGACACCGTTAAAACATTATGAGTTAGTTGAGTTTATTGAAACTAAACGTATCAAAACTAAACTAAAAAAGATTGAAGTATCAACAATGGCAGGATATGCAGTAAGTCATTATGCTTCGCTTGTTACAGGGGCGCACAGGTTTAGTAAAGATTCATTTCAAAGAATGGCAAAGGTTGTTGTTGAGGCAGAACCTAAACAACTTCAGATCCCTATGGATGAACTGCCCGAAAAGATCGAAGCACCAACCAAGATCGAAAAGCCGATTTATGGAGTGATGAGCATCGAACAGATGATCACCAAGATCAAGGCAGCAGGCTACAAGGTGATGAGAAGAACAGAAGGGTGGGAGGAGATCTGATGACCAGAGAAGAATTCATTAACTATCCTGCAATATCAGCCAGCCGAATCAAGCGATTCTATACTGGCGATATCAGCTATGCAAAGAATGCCCTCGACAAGGGGGCTAACTTTCACTTCGACCTTTTAGAAACCGAAGTTGATCAGATGAATGGTGCTGCCAAGAATGTCTACGATGCCTTCCAAGAAGTGCCACTTCTGGCTACGATGTTTGAGGAGTCGATCAAGGAGCAAGTGGTGGTTGCTGATGTTGTGATCGGAGGCAAGACAGTTCAAGGCAAGTGTGCCATCGATATGAATTGGGATCAACAGAAGATCCTCGCAGATATCAAGACCACATCAGCCAAGAACATTGAGGCATTTGCTGCCGATATGATCAAGCACGCTAATCATATTCAGGCGGTGTGGTATTCGCTTCTGATGGGAACAGATCCAAAGTGCTTCTACTATATTGGCGTTACTCCAAAGGTTAAGAAGTCTGGCAAGTTCGCTGACTTGTTTTTGTACCGACACAATCAGGATGAGATTGATAGTGCAAAGGAATTGATCATTAACTTCATCGAGCAGTTCGATGGTGATTATTCCAGACGATGAGAGCGAAGCACTGTGATGCGGTTGTTAGCTTTGTGTTGATTCATTACCCTATTATGCCCACAAAGGACATCGCTAACGCATTAGGATTGACTTGCTGTGCTGTTTATCAGATCGCCAACTTACGAGGCGTTAAAAAGGATCTAAAGTACAAGCGTGATACTTATGGCAATCGACTGATGCAGGCAGGCATCCCGACAAGATTCAAGGCAGGGCAGAGAGCGTGGAATAAAGGACTTAAAAAAGCAAAGAATGAAACTACGTAAAAGGCGAGAGTCCGACATCTATATCAGCATCTCTAAGTTGATGGCACTACAACATCCTAACATTGTCTATCGATTCGACTTCGCAGCAGGGATGAAGATGACCATCGGGCAGGGCAGATTACATAAGTCAATGAATGGCTTTGTTGGCTATCCTGATTTATTCATCGCCTATCCGAACGGCAAGTATGCAGGGCTATACTTGGAGATCAAGTTGGAAGGCAAGAAGGTGTTTAAGAAGGATGGCAGCCTGCTGATGGATGAACACCTTGAACGGCAGCAGAAGATCCTGAAGATGCTTTCCGATGCTGGCTACTATGCGACATTCGCAATCGGAATTCACGAGAGTTTATTTATAATTGACAAGTACATAAAAAATGAACTATGAGCAGCATAGTATTTAACGAGGATTGCATCGAAGGAATGAAGCGTTACGCTGACAAGTATTTTGATCTTGCAGTTGTTGATCCGCCTTATGGTAATGTTGATGCCATAGGCTTGATGGATAATAAAAAGAAAGGCACTCAAAAGTCCAAGCGATCTAATTACAAGTTATTTGAAAACATTGCACCCGAAGATAAATATTACATTGAACTTGAAAGGGTTTCAAAGAATCAAATTGTTTGGGGCGGTAACTTTTTAGGATTGTGTGGTGGTGTTATTGTTTGGCAAAAGAACGGTACTGCATTTGGTGAAGCGGAGGTTGCAATTTGCAGCACTCACAAAAGCGTGAAAGTATTTGAATATACTTGGAACGGTATGCTTCAACAAGACATGAAAAACAAAGAGCTAAGAATACACCCTACTCAGAAACCTATTGCCCTTTACGATTGGATTTTCCACAACTATGCCAAACCTACTGACAAGATACTCGACACTCATTTAGGCAGCGGATCAAGCCGAATCGCAGCTTACAAAAACGGCTTAGACTTTACAGGCTTTGAACTCGACAAGGAATACTTTGAGGCATCAGAAAAACGGTTCAACAATTTCAAATCACAGTTAACACTTTTTTAACCCAATCAATATGAAAACAACCCTATCTATCATCATCCTTCTGGCATCGCTATCAGGATGCACCAAGTGCTACGAGTGCCGAGTTAACACCACCACCACAGGATTCGGCACAAGCCAATCATCGATGACCAGAATCGAAAAGTGCGATATGACCAAGCGAGATGTTAAGGCATTTAAGCGAGGGATGGAAGGCACAACCACAGTCAAGCAGAATGGCAAAGATGTTACTGTAAAAACTACGGTTAGTTGCTATTAATTTTTTATCTTTGTAAGCGTTCAGAGGTAGTAGCCTGAATTGAAAAGAAATTTATCGCCCTTTACGGGCTGCGAGGAAAGACAGTTGATTCTGTTGATCCGCTACTACCGCAGCTTGTAAGGGGCTTTTTGTATTTACAATGAAGGAATCAATGGTAATTTATAGGTCGTTTTACGAAGCATTAAAAGACCTACCCAAGCTAACTCGTTTAGAAGTATGGGATGCAATATGCGAACTTGGATTGAATGGAGTAGACGTTGAATTGTCAGGATTAAGCAAAACAATATTCACACTCATAAAGCCTCAGATAGATGCAAACAATAGGAGAGCATTGGCAGGAATAGAGAATGGGCATAAGGGAGGAGAGTTTGGTAAACTTGGAGGTAGACCACCAAAAGACAAGCAAGAAAATAACCCCCAAGATAACCCCCAAGATAACCCACTCGAAACCCCCAAAGAACCCTCTAATGTAAATGGTAATGGTAATGTTAATGAGAATTATAATGGGAATGGAAATCATAATGGTAATTATACATTAACCGATTCTAAAGAATCGAACCCCATAACGATCCAACCTGATTCAATCCAACTATACACCCCTACCCTTGAAAAGAAAAAAGTTGCGCCAAAAAAGAAAGATCACAGATTTGCAGATTCGATCTATGCAGATGATCCCGATCTATTCATTGAGCATTGGAATCAAACCGAAACAGCAAGAACCTACCCAGACACCGATCCTCTAAAAGTTTACACAACCTTAAAAACATCATCAGATGCATCTTCAAAATACACCTACGCCAATTGGATCAGCGCAGCCCAAAATTGGGTTAAGCGAAATCCTGCCGAATACAAGCGAACTTATACCACAGCCAATGGGCATCAACTCCATCACAACGACCAAGCCATCATCGACAGGGTTGAGAGGCTTACCAGAAATACTTTCGGAGGCTAACCGAATGGGAATCGAAGCGCAGCCCCATCAGGTGGCGATGCTTCAATACCACAGAGATTTCCCGATAAAGAAGATGGAGGCACAGTTGGCGAGGCGAAAGTTTTACGAGGTGTTGACTGTTATCATCCAAGTCTATTTTGGTGCTGACAAGAATACTCCTGATTCAGTATTTAGTGAATGCTATGATCGGATGGTTAAAGACTATGGCAGCATCAGCATTGAGGAGGTCAGAGAAGCACACGCAGAATCTTCAAAGAACGCACTCAAAGCATTTGGTGGAATGTACACCGTCAATATGTTCAGCGAGATAATGTATGCGTGGAAGCAGAAGCGCAGCAAGATCCTCGCTGCCATCGACAACATCGACAAAGTTAACGAGGTGGATGAGGCTGCTGAATTGGAAAGCAAGAAGCAGCAGTTTACTGAATACTGCAAAGATTGGCTCACCAATGAACTAAAGATCAAATCTGTTAGGCAATGGAGCGATTTGTCGCTTGGGATCTGCCAAGAGTTGATCGATTCTGGCACTGTTAAGGGCAACCGTCCTGACCTTTGGAAGCAGTCAGCAGATTTAACCTTGAAGCAGTATGAGCAGGATCGCAGCAAGGCATCAGCAGAAAAAGACTTTGCCACGCTGAAGAAGATGAATGCAGCAGTTGAGGCTATTATGTCAGGCATAGTGCCACAAGATGCATTATCGAGACGCAAAGCGATCTATTCTCGTTTACTTGTCTGGGATCACATCCAAAAAAAATAAACCAATTAAACAGCAAAACAGATGAACGAACAAAATTTATGCAGCAGATTTGATGCTTCTCAAATCGAATTGATAGGTAAGTTTAAAAAGTTTGAAGAAGAATTAGACTACTTAGACAAACTTAAGCAAGATAAAAAAGCAGAACTTATTTCTTGGTCTAACAAAAACAGAGCAGATATAAAGTTGCTATTTCCTAAAAAAGATAGAATTTATCAGATAGTCGATGTAAAAAA